TTGTTGTAAAAGTAAGTTTTGCTCTTTTTCTTTCTTATACTCAGTCAACACTGTAATGATGTAGTCTGGATCTTTTAATGTTTGTTCAATTACGTTGTCCGTTGCGTAGATACCATGTTTGCGAATGGCTGGTAAAACTTCATCAAACACCCATTCTTCAAATTGTTCTGCTTGTGGTAATTTCGAACGTGAGATTAATCTGTATAAGTTACCTTCATCTATGAACTTTTTGTTTTGTTTTCTTCCAAGTGAATCGATGACGTCGTGATTCACGACCCCACGTCGTTTTACGTGTCTGTTTATTGCATCTCTAGGGTTTGAATATCCTAAAGTCATAGCGACTTCCGTCGCCGGAAACCACTGCTTACCTTCAATGGTTAAAATTTCTAAATCTCCAAATTGCGAATTTTGAAATCTTTGTAATGCTTGCATTGTTCGTTCCTCCTATTAAGATGTTTGTTTTTCTCCTAAAAACTTATTAACAAAGTATTGTTGTCCTTTGCCTGTTACTTTTGGCGTCTTACTAATTGATGTGTGACCGTCTGAATGTGTAATTGATTTTTCTTTAATTTCGAATAACTCACGTTCCATTGAATACTGTGTAGGCATGTTATAATCCACACCCTTGCGTTTAATAAGGAATCCGTTTTGACGTAACCACTCAAACAATCTGCGTTGCCCGATGTTTATACCGTTTTGTTTAATAATCTTTGCTAACTCTCCAACTAAAATTGATGTCTTAGTAGTAGCTACTGCATCTGCAAATACAATTTTTGGTTTATCACGTTCAATCTTTGTTTCTAATTGATTGATTGTGTTGTTAGCAATTTTTAAAGCACGTTGCATAATCATTTCTGGGCTATTCCATGCTTTTTCAACTTGGATGAAATACTCTCTAAAATCAAAACCTTTTTCTGTACCTGACATCATCGCAACATGTTTAGCTACATCAAGTGTTAAAGCATAATCTTCTAGTTGTCTTACAGCTCCGTTATTAACAACCGTACTTGTAAGTACACTTGTAAAATCTCTATTTTCTTTGAAATGCTTCAAGTTAATTTCTGCCCAAGCGCTAAAACGCTTTTTAACTTCCAAAGCTTTATATAACTCTCTTGCACTTATTGCGATTTCTCCATTTTCTTTTTCTTGTATGTTGAACATTTCGCCGATGTTCGATTTTGTTTTTAATGCTTGCATATTGTTTATGCTCCTTTCGTGTATAATGTTGTTATCAACCTAAGGAGGTGATAAGTATGGACATAATCGCGATTTGTATCGCAATTTTTAGTTTCTTACTGACTGCACTTAAATATTATTTAGACTATATGAAAGATTCTCTTAACATCGATGTTATACCTACCAGAAGCTTTAATTACTTGGTCGATGACAAATCAAGTTACAACGATATAACATTTATTAATTTCACAAAGTTTCCCATTTCTGTTATTGACGTTGAATTTGATATTAAAAATAAAGTAAATGAACAAAAAACGTTCAAACCTATACGATATAAAGATAAAAACTACTCCATTCCATTTACTTTAGGACCTTATGAAAGTGTAGAATGTACTTTTTTGCTCGAAGAATATCCAGTGATATGGGAATGGGATGTGACTATCAAAGTCACTACCAACAAAGGAATCTATATAAAGCCTGTTATCATAGAATCGCGGACAGAACACCGAGAATCAGAGCCACAAGTGACAGAGTTAACATCAGCAAATAAGGTAAGTGCTCTTTCCAACCCCAAGGATGGTTTTTTAAAGAAGTTTTTATATCATTTAAAACCTTAAACATTTAAAATCCTCCCTTTCCGTCACTCTTTAATTGGAGTGGCGTTGATTTTTTCGTCTAACTTTTTCAATGCTAATTTGTAAATAACTGAAGCATGTTCGGTTTTAAAATGAGATTCAGCAATAATTTTCAATGTTTCTAATTTATTTCTTGCATCACCGTATGTGGTACTTTCTGATAGAACACCTTCTAAAATTTGTTGAACTCGATAATCTAAAAGTTTTAAGTCTTTATTGATGCATTGTTCGACACACTCTTCTTTGGTTAACGTGATTTGTTCCATAGTGTCCTCCTTTTAAGATGTTATTTCGTTTTTGTGCATTTTTGGAACTCGCTCAATAAAAAAATATTCTGGAAATAGTTCTTGTATAGGTGTTTCGAGAGCCTTAGAAAAAATCATCGCTTCATCTAAATTAATAGGAATCTCTCCGCGTTCTCTTTTTCCGTATTGTTGACCCGAAACACCAATCAAACTCCCCATAAAGTCTTGGTTCTTTTTCGCCGCTTTTCTAAAGCTATATAAATCTTTGTGCATTTTTGGAACACCTCCTGAAAACAATACTACACCTGATGTTCCAAAATTGCAAGTGCTTTTTACATATTTTTTTGCCTCTACACATATTTTTATGTTTTTGTTGCATTTTTGGAACCGTAGACATATAATGAAGTTATTAGTTAGATAATATGTTTAAAGGAGATAAAAATATGAGTTCATTTTCTTCGAATCTAGAACGTCTGATGAACAAAAGAGATATGAGTGATAGTGAATTAGCAGAATTAGTAGATGTAAATAGAACAACAGTCACAAGATGGAGAAAGGGAATTAGAAGTCCAAAACTAGATAAATTACCTGAAATAGCTAATGTTTTTGGAGTTAAACCCTTAGATTTAATACATGATATGGATGATTCGAAAATTATTGAAGAAATTCATAACGTGTCATCTCAACTCACGCCTCCAAGACAAAGCAATGTACTAAAATATGCGACTAATCAATTAGAAGAGCAAAATAATGACAGTGATAATCTGGTAGATTTCAATTCTTACATTCAAGAAAAATCCGAAGTGGATATATATGGTTGTGCGTCTGCTGGTATTGGTGAAAGATTATATAACGAGCCTATTTCAAAAGAATTCGTAAGAGGTTATGTCCCCGCACATGATATAGCTTTAAAAGTAAATGGAGACTCAATGGAGCCGTTATTTAAAAATGGACAAATTATATTCATTGAAAAATCTCACACTATCAAAGATGGACAAATAGGCGTCTTTATTATAAATGGAGATGCTTACGTAAAGAAGGTTTATGTAGAAGATAACAGATTAACGTTGGTTTCTTTAAATAAAAAGTATAAAGATTTACATTTTTATGATAATGAAAGTGTGAGGTTAGTTGGAAAAGTTATTTTATAGGAGGTAGTAAAATGAATTTAAAAGAAGTTGACATTAACATTGAAGAGTGGGAAATGGTTGAAATCCCCTTTTATACAGAAGAAGAACTGACTTATAGGTTGAATAATGGTTTACCTATAACTAAAAGTGAACTTGAAGAACAGGAGTCGAAAAAATGAGTACTTATAAAGAAATTGAACACTTACACATCAATACTGGTGGTAAAGAGCTTACTCAAGAACAAATAGAAGAAGCCAAAGCTTTTATAGACAGTCAAGAATTTAAAGATATGATTCGAGAAGCTAAAGAGTCACGTCAAAGAGTTATGGAGTCTAAAATTACCGATAGAACTAAAATGTGATTAATAGCGCCTATGTGGCGCTTTAATATAAATATAAACAAAGGAGAAATTGACATGAAAAAAGCAATCTTAACTTTAAGTCTTATATTTATTACCTACTACCTCACTTTTAAATATATGTGGATTAAAGAATTGAAGTATTAATTATGCTTATTTGAAAAAGACGTCTATTTCAGCAGTGTTTGAAAGGAAGTTTATAATGAAAATAACTAATTGCAAAATAAAAAAAGAAACTATAGTATATGAAGTTTTAACTAGTGGTAATCAACCATTCACTTATGAGTTACCTAAAGATTTATCGTCACATAATGCGCGTAAATACTTGGAATTTATTTCACAAAAAATAGATGGAGATAAGTTAACCAAAGAAGATTCATTATGATTTTACTAAATAAAAAAACGCCTACTAGTGTAGACGTTGAATGGTGGTGAGAGTGTGAGCGAGAATAAAGGAGAAATGATGACGCATAATATAGAAAAACGCATTAATAAATTAAAAACTTCTGGAAATCCAAAATTTAAAAAATTAGATTCAGATATTCACTATTTACTCAAGAGATTTGAAGGTGAAAAAAACCATAAAGGTTTTTATCCAAAGTTTAAACAAGGAGAAATAGTTTTTGTAGATTTCGGTATAAACGTTAATAAAGAATTCTCTAATTCACACTTTGCAATAGTGATGAATAAAAATGATTCTAATACGGAAGATATAGTAAATGTTATTCCCTTATCTTCTAAAGAAAACAAAAAGTATTTAAAGATGAATTTTGATTTGAAATGGGAGTATTATTTAAGATTGTTTTTAAATTTAATTAGCGCGCAAAATAATTCAGCTATATTAAAAGAAGTTTTCGATAAAAAATACCAAAAAAACAACACAGAATTCATCACTAAAGATTATTTTAGTGAATTTATATCTGATAGTTTAGAAATTGAAAATAAATTAAATAAAATTGACAGAAACATTAATAACATAGTATCAGCAATTGATAAGGTAAAAAAATTAAAAGGTAATAGTTACGCTTGCATAAATTCTTTCCAGCCGATTAGTAAGTTTCGCATAAGAAAAGTTTTACCCCAAAAAATTAAAAATCCAGTAATAGATTCTTCGGATATTATGTTACTGATAAATAGAATTAATAATAATATATTGCAGATTCCTGATATAAGATGATATAATTTTAATATATTAAAGGTTTATCCTTTAAAACACGTATATATTCGTTACCATTTTTGGTAATTAACCATGTAATCTTATAACTATAAGTGGCGTCTGTATTTTATACAGGCGTCTTTTTTTATACAATTTTCATGGGTAGCCCGCCTACCCTTATTATTTTTTGCCAATTTTGAGGAGGGAACGCATGAAAACACGTTGTTACGATGGTAAAAAATGGCAATATGAATTTAAGTATGAAGGAAAAAGATACCGTAAGAAAGGTTTTAGAACAAAGCGTGAAGCTAATTCTGCTGGACTAGACAAGTTAAATGAGTTAAGAAGTGGTTTTAATATAGATAACTATATAACTCTTGAAGAATACTTCGAAAATTGGATTAAAACGTATAAACAACCTGTTGTTAAAGAAAATACCTACCGTCATTATAGAAATGCATTACAACATATACAAAAACATAAAATAGGTAAAATGGAGTTATCAAAGATAAATAGACAAGTTTATCAGAAATTCATAAACGATTATTCAAAAGAACACGCAAAAGAAACTATAAGAAAAACAAACGGTGCTATTCGGTCAGCTTTAGATGACGCATTATATGATGGGCTTATTTTTAAAAATCCCGCTTATAAAGTTAATTATAAAGCCGGAAAACCTACGAAGTCAGAACAAGAAAAATTCATCTCGGTAACTGAATATGAAATACTAAAAGATCACGTCAGAAAGAAGAGAACTCGTTCATCATTAGCGCTATTCATAATGATTTGTACGGGTTGTCGTGTCAGTGGTGCAAGAAATATAAAGATTGAGCATATCAACCAAGTGAAAAACACTATATTTATTGACGAGCGAAAAACCGATACTTCCCCTAGATATATCAGTATCGCTAAATCTGATATGAAACACATTATGGACGTCATAAGTACATTTGCAATTAGCTATGATGGTTACATTTTCAAAGAAGCCGGATCTATAATTAACCTTCATGCTATCAATAATGCTTTGAAATCAGCCTGTAGAGTCAATAATATACCAATTATTACATCGCACGCATTAAGACACACTCATTGTTCTTATTTACTAGCAAAAGGTGTATCTATACATTACATTTCTAAAAGATTAGGTCATAAAAATATAGCAATAACTACATCCGTGTATTCTCATTTGTTAGAAGAAAAATTTAATGAAGAGGACAAAAAAACAACTAAAATTTTAGAAAGTATGTAATTTAGGGACCCATTAGGGACTCCAAACCCAATAAATACTGTTGTTACAAGGTTTCTATGTATCCAAACTGGGGACAATATAAACGCGCTGATTTAATCGGACAATCTTCTTATATTAAAAATAATGATGTCGTAATATTCAATGAAGCATTTGATAATGGTGCATCAGACAAATTATTAAGTAATGTGAAAAAAGAATATCCTTACCAAACACCTGTACTCGGTCGTTCTCAATCAGGTTGGGACAAAACTGAAGGTAGCTACTCATCAACTGTTGCTGAAGATGGTGGCGTAGCGATTGTAAGTAAATATCCTATTAAAGAAAAAATCCAGCATGTTTTCAAAAGCGGTTGTGGATTCGATAATGATAGCAACAAAGGCTTTGTTTATACAAAAATAGAGAAAAATGGTAAGAACATTCACGTTATCGGTACACATACACAATCTGAAGATTCACGTTGTGGTGCTGGACATGATCGAAAAATTAGAGCTGAACAAATGAAAGAAATCAGTGACTTTGTTAAAAAGAAAAATATCCCTAAAGATGAAACGGTATATATAGGTGGCGACCTTAATGTTAATAAAGGCACTCCAGAGTTCAAAGATATGCTTAAAAACTTGAATGTAAATGATGTTCTATATGCAGGTCATAATAGCACATGGGACCCTCAATCAAATTCAATTGCGAAATATAATTACCCTAATGGTAAACCAGAACATTTAGACTATATATTTACAGATAAAGATCATAAACAACCAAAACAATTAGTCAATGAAGTTGTGACTGAAAAACCTAAGCCATGGGATGTATATGCGTTCCCATATTACTACGTTTACAATGATTTTTCAGATCATTACCCAATCAAAGCCTATAGTAAATAG